ATTTTGGATTGATTGGAATTGAAAACATAATGAACTCATAATATTAAACATCTAATTTAGATCCTGTAGTAATACCCTCAGAGGCAGCTTGGGCTGTTGGCATAGTAATATCAAAACGATTGTGTAATAGTTTATTACAATCGATAATAGTTAAACATGCTTTGATTTCTTTTTCAACTGCTTGTTTGTTTGCTAACATAGTTGCAATTTTAGCGTTAAATGCATTTACTGCGCTATTAACTTTATTAGCCATTTCTTGTAATGTAATCCCTCTACTTGACGCTAACGCAGAGAGTAGCGGTGTTGGTGATGTGTTATCAGCTGTGTATGCTTCTGCTTCAGATTTTTGTTGAAGCCAAGTGCTACTTTCTAAATTACTTACACCCAAACTTTCTTGCAAAAATCTTTTGTCATAAATTTCATCCAACATTAATCTCATTAATGCTTTCATAAATTCAACAGCGTTTGTTTTGTCTTCATCAGTTAAATAATACTTAACCTTTTCATCATTTGGTTCTGTACTTTCGGCAACTTGGAGTTGCTGATTCTGAAGACTATTTTGTCTTACGTTAATATAATCGCGAGACAAATTAAAGAATAGCCATCCTTTGGCTACATTCTCTGTCAGTACAATTGGATTTAAATGTGAATATTCAACAATATCAACATGTGTATCTGGAATTACACCAACAGCGTAATTCAATATTCTACCAACAACTTGTACTATTCCAAGTTTATCACTGCTGACTGCTTTGAATAAGATATACATCTTCTCTTGCCTTTGGTTCTACGCCCATGAGTTTGGTTAATTCAGTGCCCTCATATCCTAGTTCAAGGCTCTTGTTAGCAGCCGTGAGCATCTGTTGAGTGCGAAATTCGTTGCGAACAAATAAATCAGAAGCCAATTGCATGACTTGCTCTTGCTGATCTTTCTCAAGCATCATAACAGCATCCATGTTACCAACGCCTGCACGACCATAAGCGATCATGTCCATTGCTGTTTGTTTTGCCAATCGAATTGTCCAATAATCTTTTTCTAACTTATCAGCAATTGCTGGGTCTTCATGCACAGCATCATAAATCAATCTACCGTCTGGAAGTTTACCTTCTGGTGAATTGTTGAATTTATCAATGAGATTTAAAAATAATTCTCTTTCTTTGTATGCTGCATAAAGAGAATTTTGCTGACGTTTTAGCGAGCGTTCATACTTCATAACTTCTAATAAATGGAGTTTTCTTTGCGCATCGCTATCAGCAGCGTTCATCTTTTCGATTTCAAGTTCTTTTTGAAGATGTAGTTTTGTGTATTCATACTCTAACTTTTCAACTACATCTTCTCTTGCATTTAATTCAATTAGATATTGTTTGAGTTCTGCATAAGGCGTCATTTGAGCCTTGCCAACAAAATGTTTTGCTTTAAATTCTGGCAACGTAAATGTTTGATTGATTGCTCGTTCAACCATCTCTTTATGAGATGAGGTTAGAACTGCAGTATTTGTTACCAGTTCATTGTGTAGTTTTGTGAAATCAGGTTTTGCAAGATCATTTGACATAATTTATCATCCTTTCCATGCACAGTGACCAGAGGAACTACCAGATATTCCAGTTCTTACAGAACCAGCACCCAGCTCCACTCCAGATTCTGTAGCGTAAGTAAATTTCCATCCTCTATTATTCTGACCGCCACCATCATAGCATCCCATCATGTACTGTCTTTCTTGTCCCATATCAAAGTTTTCTTCGCCACAATTTGTGACAGGTTTTGCTGTTGTCCCAAGACTTGTCTCTGTTGAGAATTGCCATCGATAGAGTATATATCCACCATTATAAGTTCCGTCAGCACCACACCATCCTCTACCAACCTTACTATTTATTCCTTTCTGCTGAGAGTTGTTTCCGTAAATTGCACCAGAAGCAATGCTATAGTTCATTGCACCAGAAGCAAAATTTGATTTTTGTACCGCTGTCTTCATAAGCAGATCCACACAATTCATCATTCAGAGTTCCAACACCGTATTGATAAGCATCTTGACCATCAATTGTTGTTGGTCCAGTCTTAGTTGCGAGCATGACATTTACAGTAAGATTAAAAATATCTACTTCACCAGAACCACCACCAATGATATAGGCAGTTTGGTGTTCTTTAAAGATAGTGCCAGAGTCATTTCTTGCAGCTCTCATATTCCACAATGCGTTTTGTCCACCAGTTGTCTCAGTTGCCATATTAAAGGCGCAAGTTGTGGTAGTAGTACCTGGCCAAGCATTATCTGCACCCCAGATATACCCATATGTCAGACTACAAGCACCAGAAGTATAAGCAGCACCAATGTCTAATTGATCCCCAAGATTTGTACAAACATCTGTGGCGTGAACCATTCTTGCAACATTACGCCATGGTGATGAATCTTTATAACCAGCCATTGCGTAACCAGTAGTGATAATCTGGCGATACAAGAATGGACGTTCATTGGACGTTTCACGCCAATTAGTTCCATCATACATTTCCATTTTACCAGTAGATGTATTGAAGATTACTTGACCTTGTGTTGGGCTAGAAGGGCGAGTTGTTGTAGTATACTTTGGCATCAAAAAGCCAGTAGAGCTAATAACTGTGTCTGAACCAATTTTAAATGACATTGTTTATCCCTTCCAAACGCAATGACCTGATGATGCTCCAGTAACCCCTGTTCTCACTGAACCAGCTCCGAGTTCCACACCAGTTTCTGATGCATATGTAAACTTCCATCCTCTGTTATTCTGATCTCCATCATAACATCCCATCATATATTGATGAGCCTGACCCATATCAAAATTTTCTTCGCCGCAATTTGCAACTGGTTTTGAGACAGTTCCTAAACTGGTTTCTGTTGAGAATTGAAATCTTCTTAAATTATAGCCACCCAAATAAGACCCCTCATTCCCAGCCCAACCTCTACCAATTTTACTGTTAATGCCTTTTTGTTGGCTGTGAGAGGCTACAATATTTCCTGCTGATCCAAGAGTATAATTTAATGGACCAGTTGCAAAATTTACCTTTACTGATGTTCCACTGTCACCCCAAAAATACCCCGCATTTTCATCATTCACCGTGCTTCCATTATTTGTTGATGAATCTGGTCCAGTTTCTGTTTTCAACATTGTACCAGTAGTCAAATCAAATATATCTATATCAGCAGTTCCGCCACCAATAATATAAGCATATTGATGTTCCTTGAAGACAGTTCCACAATCGTCCCGACCTGTACGAACGTTCCATAAAGAATTAGCACCAGCACTTGTTTCAGTTGCCATATTAAATGTAGAAGTGAGCGTTCCAGAACCAATACCAGAATTATCAAACGCCCAAATAAAACCTAGTGTTTGACTACAAGCACCAGAAGAATATGCACCAACATATTCAAGTTGGTCACCCAAGTTAGTACAAACATCTGTAGAATGAACCATTCGATTTACATTACGCCATGGAACACCACCACGATAACCAGCAAGCACATATCCTGTAGTAATGATTTGTCTGTAAAGAAATGGTCGTTCGTTTGAAGTTTCACGCCAAACAGATCCATCATACATTTCAAGTTTATTAATCGATGTATTGAATATTACTTGTCCTTGAACTGGACTCGCAGGTCTTGTGGTTGTTGTGAATCTTGGTGGCAATCCACCAGTTCCACCAAATACTTGTGTTCCACCAACAAAAAAACTCATTATACACTCAACTTAGATTTTAATTCATCGATCTGTTGTTGTTGCTCTTTAATTGCTTCAATCAATAGACCAACCATATTACCATATGCTACAGATTTAATTGAATCTGGATTGTTTGGATCGCTGAGTTTAACAACTTCAGGCAATACTTTCTCTACATCTTGAGCAATAACACCAATACTCTTTTCACCAGTATCTATTTTTTCAAAGTGTACACCAGTTATTTCTTTTATCTTATCAAGAGCATTTTCGATTGGTCTAATATTTTTCTTAACTCGTCTATCCGAGTTTGCAGTAACTGTACCCGCAACGCTAAAATTACCTGTTGATGCCTCGAGTCCAGCAATAACGGTTGGATTGCCAGAGGAAGTTCCAGTTTCCCATGTGAAGCCATATCCAGAACTGTTTTCGATGAAACTTCTTAGAGCCCAAGATGTAACACCATGACCAGAACCAGGTGATGTAAAATTGCCATGAGGTCCACAATTTGCAACACCCGTTGGTGACATATAAATGCACCAAGATGAATATGTGCTATTATAGAAAGATAATCCTGTGCCAGCTCCATTTACTCTAAAGAATTGAATACCGCTTCGCGCATAGATGTTACCAGTTGAGTCTGTTACGCCTTCAACGCGAAGTTTTGATCCAGGATTTAGACTACCAATACCCACATTACCATTATGAGTAATTGTCATTGCGTTTATTGCGGTGGTATCAGTTTGTGTTCTAAATCTTATAGCTGGATTTGTGGCAGTTCCGCTTGACCAAACACTATCGAAATAAGTATCACCAACGCTATTATCATACCATAGACGGAACCCCTCTCCTGTTCCATTATTTTCGCCAGTA